CTCTAAACTTCAGATTGGTGCTGCAGAAAGCACCTCTACTTAACTTCTTCTTGCAAAGTGCATCCATTCCTGGGTTGACATTTGCAGGTAATGTAATAATGCCAACACCAATGATGGATATTCCAATCCCAGGTGAACGTCTAGTATATTCTCCACTCACAGTCTCTTTCATGGTTGATGAAGACATGACTAACTACTTGGAAATCTACAACTGGATGGTTTCACTGGCTGCAAAAGACTTGCAACCATTTGCAAAGTACCAAGCAGAGACAGCAATCGAATCTGATCCTACCAAAAGAGATAGATCAGATGTTAAGCTGATGATTCTTACAAGCTCAAAGAACCCAAACATTGAAGTAAACTTTCAAGATGCTTTCCCATCTCAGCTAGGTGAACTCAATTTCAACACAACCTCTTCTGGTGTAAATTATCTTGAGTCTTCTGTAACATTTGAATATGTCAAGTATACAATCAACATGATTTGAGTTGACTTTGTTGGAAAATTGTGATACAATTGTGTCCTGATGGAGGACAAATGAAGACCGAAGAAATAATTTCAGAATGGGAAACCGATAGTGAGATTGACAAGACCGAGCTCGGTAAGGAGTCACTTCGTATCCCACAACTTCATTCAAAGTATCTGAAAGAGTTTTACCATGCTAAAACAATGTATGTCAAACTCAATCAAGACTACAAAAACACATACAAATTAAAATACCAATACTATCAAGGTCTTCTCACAAAAGAAGAATTAGAAGAAAATGGATGGGATATTCAGCCACTCAAGATATTGAAAGCTGATATTCCTGTCTATATTGAATCGGATGAAGATCTACAGTTAATTAAAAATAAGATACAGTTAACAGAGGATAAGATAGAGATTCTTGAAAACATAATAAAGACACTCAACAATCGTGGGTATTTGATAAAGAATGCGATTGAGTGGGAGCGATTTAAGATGGGTCTATGATACAGATAGAAAAGTTTAACGAGACATATGTTAAGGTACATTGTGAGGACAGTATTGCTCAGGAATTGAGTAATTACTTCACTTTTGAGGTACCTGGTGCTCGTTTTATTCCGTCTGTAAGAAACAAAAAGTGGGATGGTAAGATACGGTTATTCAATTCAGGTACCCATCATATCTACGCTGGATTGATTGATTATGTTGAGGACTTTGCAAAGCAGAATAGTTATCCGTGCGAAAGAATATCTGATTTCACAGATGATGTAATTGACAATGTATCAGATATTGTATCCAAGTTTGATCTTACCAAAGAGCCACGTGACTATCAGCTTGCTGCATTTGCTCATGCGATAAGGAAAAGAAGATCGTTGCTTCTTTCTCCTACAGCCTCTGGTAAGTCGCTGATCATTTATATGCTTTGCAGATACTTCAATGTAAAGACATTGTTGATTGTACCGACTACTTCTCTTGTTCATCAGATGTATTCTGACTTTGAAGATTACGGTTTCGACTCAAAAGAAAACTGCCATATGATCTTTTCTGGTCAGGAGAAGGATGTTGATAAGCAAATATACATATCAACTTGGCAGTCAATATTCAAGTTACCAAAGAAGTGGTTCAGTCAATTTGATTGTGTGATAGGAGATGAGGCACATCTATTCAAAGCAGCTTCGCTGACTACGATTATGAAGAACCTTAGTGATTGTAAGTATAGATTTGGTTTCACAGGAACATTAGATGGATCTCAAACACATAAGCTGGTGCTAGAGGGATTGTTCGGTACAGTAAAGAAAGTAACAACAACATCAGAATTGATTGAGCAAAAGCATCTTTCAGAGTTCAAGATCAAGGCAATTGTTCTTGATTACGATGATGAAACAAGGCAGTTAATGAAGAAGGCTACATATCCAGATGAGATGGATTTTCTTGTTAACTATCCTCCGAGAAATAAGTTTATATGCAATCTTGCGTTACGTTTGACAGGTAACACTCTTGTATTGTATCAATATGTTGACAAACACGGTAAGGCGATATATGATGAGATTAAAAATAAAGCAGGTGATAGAAAGATCTACTTCGTTTCTGGTACGATTAATGGTTCGGATAGAGATGCTATTAGAAGAGCTGTTGAGCTGGAAACTGATTCGATTATTGTTGCTTCTTATGGTACTTTTTCTACTGGCGTCAATATTAAGAACCTGCACAATATCATTTTCGCTTCACCTTCAAAATCAAGGGTCAGAAACTTACAATCGATCGGTAGAGGACTCAGACTCGGAAACAACAAGGAGAAAGCCTGCCTATATGACATAGCTGATGACTTACAATGGAAGCAAAAGAGGAACCACACTTTAAATCATTTTGTTGAGCGAATCAAAATATATAATGAAGAGAAGTTTGAATACAAGACATACGTAATCCCTTTCAAAGGATAAAGATGATAAAAATAATAAAGCTGGTAAATGATCACGAAATTATTGGAGAAGTCATTTCTGAAGGGTCTGATCATTTGGTACTAGGCCAACCTTTTTCTATTCATTACATGATGTCTCCAAAGACAGATAGACCAATTATTGGATTACTGAGGTATATGCCGTTTGCTAAAGATAGAGAGCTATCATTTAAGAGCAGAGATATTATCAATTCTGTTGAGGCAAGAGAATCTATGATCAGTTATTATAGTCATGTTGTACAGAATTATATCAAGTATGTTGATGACGGAATAGATAAAGAACTTGAACAAGTAGCTGCAGAAGAAGCAGAAGAAACCGAAATGACTCCATCTGAATTGATGGCAGATCTCCTTAGTAGAATTAACAACGATAAGATGCATTGATATGGCTGAACATTATATTGACAACAAAACATTCTTCGAAGCTATCAAGCAGTATAGAGATAGTATCAGGCAAGCAGAGGCAGAGGGTAAGCCAAAGCCAGTCATTCCCAACTACATTGGGAAGTGTATTTTACTGATAGCAAACAGACTTGCAACGAAGCCAAACTTTATCAACTACTCATACAAAGATGAGATGATATCGGACGGTGTTGAAAATTGCATTATGTACATTGATAATTTCGATCCCGACAAGTCCAATAATCCGTTTGCTTACTTTACACAGATTATCTACTTTGCGTTTCTGAGAAGAATACAAAAGGAGAAGAAACATTTATACATCAAACACCAAGTGTTTAGACAGTCTGCTTTGTCTGATGACTTATATGATGTACAGGACGGTGACGACTTTGGTGGAGCACCAGTTAACAATATGATGGATACAGAAAAGATGGATGACTTTGTGAAAGCGTTTGAATTAGGGTTAGAAAAGAAACGCAAGCCAGCTCAGAAAGTCGGTATTGAAAACTTCATAGAGGAGTAATATGAAGATTGCTTTGGTAACGGACACGCACTTCGGAGCGCGTGGAGATCATCTTGCTTTTGACAAAAAGTTTGCAAAGTTCTATGATGATACATTCTTTCCAACATTGATAGAACGTGGAATAAAGAATGTAATCCACCTCGGGGATATGTTCGACAGGCGCAAGTATATAAATTATTTAACACTGCGCAATTGCCGTAAATACTTCTTTGATCCAATGCTTCATCTCGGAATCAAACTGGATGTTATAGTTGGCAATCATGATGTCTTCTACAAGAACACTAATGATATCAACTCACCAGGATTGTTATTGCAGCAATACTCTAACATCTCTGCTTATGATAGGCCTGTAGAGCTGACCTATGCTGGTTTAGATATATTAATGCTTCCGTGGATATGTGCAGACAACTACGAAGAATCAATGGCAATCATTAAAGAAACTAGCGCAACTGTTTGCTTTGGTCATCTCGAATTGGCTGGGTTTCAAATGTACAAGGGGCAAGTAAATGATCATGGATTTGATTCAAAAATATTCAGCAGGTTTGACCTTGTTTGTTCTGGGCATTTTCACCATCGTTCAAATAATGGGAATATTTTTTATCTTGGAAACCCTTACGAGCTTACCTGGGCTGATTACCAAGATCCGAGAGGGTTTCATATCTTTGATACGGAAACTAGGGAGTTAGAATTCATTGAGAATCCTAACAAGATGTTCTATAAGATATTCTTCAATGACCAATATCAAGCAGGTGCACATGATGAGTATCAACAATTGAAAGATTGTTTTGTTAAAGTGATTGTGCAAACAAAAGAGAACCAAGCCAATTTTGATATGCTGATTGATAGGTTAGAGAAAGCAGGTCCTGCAGACCTACAAGTAGTTGACGACCATCTCAATATGGACTTAGAAGATAATGATGATATTTTGGAGAGTGCAGAGGATACGTTGACATTGCTTTCCAAGTTCTGTGAGCAGATTGATACCAAGGCTGATAAGAAAAAGCTTGACTTATTGCTAAGAGAGCTGTATAGTGAGGCGATAAATTTAGAATCAACATAATATGATATTGTTTCAAAAAGTAAGATGGAAGAATCTTCTATCTACTGGAGATGTATGGACTGAGATTAACTTTACAAAGTCCAAGTCTACCTTGATAGTAGGAGAGAATGGTGCTGGTAAAAGTACTATACTTGATGCTGTCTGTTTTGGTTTATTCGGTAAACCATTTCGCAAGATCAACAAACCTCAACTAGTCAATTCAATTAACAGAAAAGGAATGTTGATTGAGCTCGAGTTTAAGATCGGTAGCAGAGAGTATTTGATTAGAAGAGGACAAAAGCCGTCAGTCTTTGAGATATTACAAGATGGTAATATTGTCAATCAGAATTCTGAAGCAAGAGAATATCAAGAGCACTTAGAGAAGAACATTCTCAAGCTGAACTTCAAATCATTCCAACAGATTGTTATTCTTGGTAGTGCATCCTTCACTCCGTTCATGCAACTACCAGCATCTCACCGTAGAGAGATCATTGAAGATCTGTTGGACATTCAAATCTTCTCTACAATGAATTCGTTGTTGAAAGACAAGATCACTATCAACAGAACATCTCTATACGAGATTGATTATAAGATCAAAGGCGCTGCAGAGAAGATTGAGCTGTATAAGAAACATATTGAATCACTGAAACAAAACAACGATGAGATCATTGCACAGAAGCAATTGCAGTTAGAAGAGCTAGGTACTCAAATTGATTTTGCTAATTCAGGAATCGTTGGTATACAGGCTAAGATTGAGACCCTAAATCAAAGTATTGAAGATTATGATAAAGTACTTTCAAGATCAAATAAGGTTGCACAGCTAACTAGACAGCTTGATAACAAGCTAGAAAGAATCAAAAAAGAACTCGACTTCTTTTATGAAAGTGATGATTGTCCTACTTGTCGTCAAGGAATCGCTCATCAACACAAAAGTGAAATAGTAGAAAAGAATCACAAGCAAGTTTCTGAGATTGAAGAAGGTAAGCAAAAGATTCAAACAGAAGCAGCGGCAATAGAAGCTAGACTGAATGAGATAGCTGAAGTTAATAAACAGATATCTGCTCTCAACAGAGAAGTTACTGACATCAATATTCAAATCAGAATGTGGACATCGTTGTGTGAAAGCATTCGAAAAGAGATTACAAGTCTACAGACAAACAACACACAAATCAATACCAATACAGAAGAACTGAAAGTATTGAAGGAACAACTGAAAGCTGCAATCCAATCTAAAGAAGAGTTGGTATCGGAGAAAGCAGTGCTTGATGTTGCATCTGTACTATTGAAAGATAGCGGTGTGAAGACTAAGATTATCAAGCAATATATACCTGTAATAAACAAACTTGTTAACAAGTATCTTGCTGCAATGGACTTCTTTGTTGCATTCGAGCTGAATGAGAACTTTGAAGAAACAATCAAGTCTAGACACAGAGATGACTTTAGTTACGAGTCGTTTAGTGAGGGTGAGAAGATGCGTATTGATTTGGCACTTCTGTTCACATGGAGAGCGGTAAGTAAGTTACGCAACTCTGCCTCTACTAATCTATTGATTATGGATGAGGTGTTTGATAGCTCACTTGATAATAACGGAACAGAGGAGTTCCTTAAAATTATCAGCACGTTGACTACAGACACTAACTTGTTTATTATAAGTCATAAGGGAGATCAGTTGTTTGATAAGTTTCATTCTCTGATCAAGTTTGAAAAACATAAAAACTTTTCAAGGATATCAAAATGAATATGTTCGATTCTGGTAGACCCACAAAAACACTGTTAGCTGAATATGTTGATGGTGGGCCTGGTTGTGTTCGTGACGATTGTGATGTTAGAGAGACATTTAAAAAGTCTCTTCTTAACTCCGATCAAAATGTGTTGGAAGAAAGAACAAAGAGATGTTTATCATGTGGAAAAACTTGGATGGAGAGATATCAAGATGGTATTAAAATTAGTTGAACCCGATCATCCTCTTTTGAGGACAAAGTTAGAGAGATTTGATTTTAATAATCCACCAACGAATCCTCATGAGTTGGCTAATGATTTGATTGAAACAATGATTCATTACAAGGGTCTAGGGTTGTCTGCTAACCAATGCGGACTACCTTACAGAGTATTTGTATTGTGGTCAAACCCAACCAAAGTAATGTTTAATCCAGTGATTGCCGATGTATCGTCAGAGGAAGTTACTTTGGAAGAGGGATGCTTGACTTATCCTAATTTATTCGTTAAAATAAAGAGGCCTATGCTTATTAGGGTTCGTTATATGGACTCACATGGTGAAGCTCACACAGATAAGTTTACAGGAATATCAGCGAGATGTGTACAGCATGAGATTGATCATCTGAACGGTGTAGTTTACACTACGAGGGCAAAGAAGTTCCATCTCGACCAAGCAATCAGGCAGCGTAGAAAATATAAACGTGAGTATAAGGTACCAGAATATGCAGAAAATTAAGATAGCAGAATTATTCTACTCTCTGCAAGGAGAGGGAAAGTATGTAGGTACACCTAGTGTATTCCTACGGACATTTGGTTGTAACTTTACCTGTGGTGGTTTTGGTATGCCAAAGGGTGAGATGTCGAATGAGCGATTCAAGATCTACCCAGAACAGTATAAGAAGTATGATGACTTGCCTCTTGTCCATACTGGATGTGATTCTTATGCAAGCTGGGATGTAAGATTCAAACATCTCTCTCCTCTAATGACAACAAAGGATATTGCAGATAAAATTGTTGATATGCTTCCTAATAAGCAGTGGAAGAATGAACATCTTGTAATCACTGGTGGTGAACCATTGCTTGGTTGGCAGCGTTCATATGAGGAACTACTTTCTCATGAAAATATGAAAAGTCTGAAGTATGTTACATTTGAGACAAACGGTACGCAGAAGCTAACAGATGACTTCAAGAAGTTTCTATTCAACTACAGTAACAAAAGAGGACTTGGTGATGCAGAATTCACATTCTCTGTCAGTGCAAAGTTGAGTGCATCAGGTGAGAGCTGGGATGATGCTATTCTTCCAGACGTTGTAACCACCTACCACAACTATGGCACAGTATATCTTAAATTTGTTATTGATAAAGATTCAGACATTGAGGAAGTAGAACGTGCTGTCAAAGCATATAGAGACTACGGACTCGATTGTGATGTTTATTTGATGCCAGTTGGTGGAACAGATATAAAATACTTTAGCAACTACAAACAAGTTGCTGAGATGGCAATGAAGAAGGGTTGGAAATATAGCCCACGTTTGCAAGTAGATATTTGGAGAAATGCATGGGGAACGTAACAAGAGTATACAAATATGTAAGCACGAAGGAATATCATGATGCATTTCCTTGTGCTTATAGGCAATGGAAGGCTGATAGTCATTGCAATCTAATTCATGGCTACAGCTTTTCGATGAAGTTTTACTTTGGATGCGATACATTGGATGTTAGAAACTGGTGCGCCGACTACGGAGGTCTGAAAGAACTGAAGAATGTATTAGAGAGTCAGTTTGATCATACATTACTGGTTTCTGAAGATGACCCACATCTTGATCTCTATATGGAGATGCAAAAACGAAACATTGCAAAGCTAACCATCCTACCTAAGGTTGGTTGTGAAGGTCTTGCTGATCAGTTATACAAGTATGTTAATGGTGTATACATTCCAGATTACTGGGGCCCTGGTGAAGCAGATCGCCTATGGTGCTTCAGAGTTGAAGTACGTGAGACACAAAGCAATATGGCTTTCAGAGAAGGTCATAGAGAATGGAATGAGGACTTGTTCGAATAATGGCTTTTAAACAATTTGCATGGGTGCCTGATGGCACCTACGATTATTCTGAGTTCATGGTCAGATATGTCATTGTTGATGGTAATGCAAAAACAGTAATGGCCAAAGAATGGGTTGATAAGGGTGGTCACGACACACTACCACCAGAACTTAGAACACCATGGGGGTCTTTTCCAGACTTCCCACCCAAACCACCAAAGAAGTTGACTTGACCAAAAGTTCAGTATACAATCCAGTTTTGGAGAATATATTATGGACAACACACACATCAGAGATTGCTTTATCAAAGCTGTTCATGCTTTCAAGAACAGGCCACCAATGCTTAAACAAGTGTTTCATGATGCCAAGATGTATAAAGATCAAGGTGTTTTGACTGATGCTGATATAAGTATGCTAAGAACTTTGAGCTCTCAGCATCAAGCTTTGCGTGGTGTTGACTTTTCAAAACAGTTTTGATATAGTCGGGGGTATAGCTTAATGGTAAAGCAGGAAACTCATAATTTCTTGAGTGGTGGTTCGATTCCATCTGCCCCTACCATTTTTAACGGAGTATATTATGAGCAATAAATCTTGGAAATCTTGGACAGTACAACTTGAAGAAGATCCAGACACTGGTGAATTGATTCTTCCATTGAATGATGAGATTCTTGAAGAATGCGGTTTTGAGGTTGGTGATGATATTAAATGGATTGATCGTGGCGATGGTTCTTGGGCGATTGAGAAGGCAGAGAAGGCAGAAGACACCGAATGGGTACTTGTCGATTGTGTTGCATCATATCGTATGCGCTATATGGTTGAAGTACCAAAAGGCAAAGCTGAATGGGCACTTGATACTGTCACATGCCAAGAAGCAAAAGAATTCAGCCAAGAGTATTTGGGTGAACAGATTTTTAGTCACCGTGTTGTGACCAAAGAAGAAGCTCTTGAGATCTGTGATAAAGATAATGGTTACGGTGCAACTTGGCCAGATGATGTAAAGATTAAGAACTTCTTCACTAAGACTGGTGAGAAAGTAGAAATATTTTGAAAGTTTATATAAACAATTATAGGTACCATTGGCTTTCTCCGTATACAATACTGGAGAAAGTTTTCTTTTGGCGTGAGATTGATTTTGATGAGCCAAAGATTGAAAAATGGGCAGATCGCCTCGCTCCATTTAGTAGAGCATTACAAAAAGTGTTAGACATTATTCATCCAAAAATTAATTATGTAAAAATTGACCGTTGGGATACATGGTCAATGGATGATACTTTGGCTTATATTATTCTGCCAATGCTTAAACAACTGAAAGAATCTAAACAAGGTTCTCCTAAAGTTGATGATGAAGATGTACCTGAAGAATTGAAATCAACTTCGGCACCACCTAAAGAAAACGAATATGATATAGATGAAAACTGGCATAAGCGTTGGGAATACGTTCTTAATGAAATGATCTTTGCTTTTGAAAACAAAGTGAATTATGATTGGACAGACAAATACTATACAGGTAAATCAGATTATAAATTTGAACCTAGTAGTCGGGATGAGAATGGAAAACCAACCATGTATGAAATGGTAGACGGACCTAATCACACCTTAAAGGTTGATTATGATGGTATGAAAGTAGAACAAGCAAGAATGACGAATGGTTTCAGATTGTTTGGCAAATACTATGAAGGGCTTTGGGATTAACTATGAAACACCTATACAAGTCAACCAAAGTAATATATGATGCTCACCTGAAAGAGTATCAGGTATATTATAAGAATTGGTTCTTTTGGAAATATGATTCATGTTATAAATTTGATGAGCGGGACAGTAGAGGATATATAACATCTCAAGTGCATTATTGTAATAAAAATCAAGCAGAAGAACGAGCAATAAACAGAGCAAAAGCAATGCTCAAAACTGTAGAAGTCTGGAAACAAAGTCAAGTTTTTTATTATTAGGAAATATAATTGATCGATACTGAATTGCTTCAAAAGCTGTTTCAAAAAGCAGCCGAAGAGAAACTAGCAAAAGAAATTAGAGAGTGGATCATATACACAGCTCCTCCTGAAATATTGAAAATCTACACTGAGTATATGGAATTAAAAAACAATGAGTAACTTACATGATCATGCATTGACGGAGTTTCGTGCAGCAGGTTGGCTGACAGATGACGGGTATATCGACGATATGCAAGAAGCAATCTGTAAGCATGTATTGAAACTAATTGACATATTTGCTGATGAAGGACATTCGGGATCATCAGCTCCTTATGCGATTGGTCTTTTTTCTAGGCTTGCAAGGTTTGAACCAATCGCTCCTTTGACAGGTGAAGACTGGGAATGGATTAAACACGACTACGGTGATGGCGTCACCTATCAAAACAAACGAGCATCTCATGTATTCAAAGATGAGAATGGGCAAGCATATGATATTGAAGGCAAAGTATTTTGGGAATGGGCTATGCCTTATGAAGGACGAGAACCATTTGAACCATACAAGTCATATTATACCAGCAAAGATTCTCGTGTGCCTGTGACATTTCCGTACAATGTACCAGATAAACCAGAGTATGTTTATCGTCATTCAGATGCAGATCCACAACAACCAGCGCAGAATGAAAGTGGATTTCTGTAATGAAGTATTACAGAATTAATTTTCCTGGTGAATTTGGTCAGCATGTAGAAGAGACTTGGTCTGAAGAACAAATATTGAAACTGTACTATAAGTACTGGAGTGGCAAAATGATACAAAATCATCCTGGTGCTGATCTTGACAAAGCTCGGTGTATAGAGGACTGGGTAGTTATTCATTGGGGTGTTGAGGTTCCAAACCCTTGGATGGATCAAGTATCAAGTGGTTGACATTAGAAGTTGGTCTTGATATAATGAGGTTGTGATTTGTTTACAACCTCTTTTTTTTGAAAGTAAATTATGAATAAGTATTTTGTGATGACTGCAATTGCACTTGCTGTAGTTGGCTGTGCCAGTAATCCTAATAAGATGACTGAGATCAAGGAAGCTCCAAAGAGCGCAACAACTACAACTATTCCAGAATGGTTCACGGTTGGACCTCCTGCAGACGGTAAGGATATTATCGTCACAGCAACTGACACCTCACGTGAGCTTCAGTTTGCTATTGACAAGGCTACAATGAATGCTCGTGTTGAGTTGGCTAACCGAATCAATATCAAAGTACAGTCTATGGTACGTGAAAGTGTTACCGAAGAAGGTGCTGGTAAGATGAAAGATGTAGAACGAGAAGTGGAACGTGTATCAAAGTTGGTAACGAACCAATCTCTTTCAATGTATACTAGAGATAAATTGCTAGTAGTAAAAGAAGATGACGGATTCCGTGCTTATGTGATGTTAAAGTTGAACATTGACCAAAGTCGTCGTTTGATAGATAATACACGCAAGAGCTCACGTGACCGCGATAACAAGTTCAATGAGCTAGATCAATCGATTGAGAAAGACAATGCAGAAGGTAAAAAGTCGTAGAAAAGCAAACGCAGTAGCAAAGGATCTTCGGACTCCTAAGTATAGACTGCGTGTTGTTGAATCTAAATTGACATATAACAGAAAAAAAGTTGAAAAATATTTGAAATCTGTTGACCTCGCGTTATAAATAAAGTATAGTACAATCTGTTTTGTAAGAAAAGGTAAAGAATGCAGAGTATCCATCTATCACCGTTGACGCCCAAGGCCTCCATTGAGGTCGGGTATCGCTTTGCGTCATGGAGTAATGACGTGTAGGGGTTATAGTGTATTCGTATTCTATAGCCCCAGTCTTAAAAACACTGGGGCTTTTTTTTAGCTGGTCTTTACTGGTTAAAAGTTGTTCATTAATAATTTACTGGTTTTATTGGGGTATAGCATAGTGGTAGTGCTGCGGACTTTGAATCCGTAGGTCCTTGTTCGATTCAAGGTACCCCAGCCATATAAAAACACATTATGTCAGTGAGGGGGCACCAAGTTGTGTGCAACGGTAGTGTGTTTCTATATGGAGGGTTATCGGGGCTGGGCCCTGCGCTGTCTTGAAAACAGATGGATCGCGGAAGCGGTTGGAGTTCGATTCTACCATCCCTCCTCCAACATAAGGAGTTATTATGGAAAGTCTGGTATACCGTTTACGCAAGCGTGCTGAAATACGTAGGCAAATAAAAGATAGAAAGTCTGTTCAGGAAAATAAACCTGATCGGATTGCGGACCTATTAGAAGAGGCTGCAAACAAGATTGAAGAATTGGAAAAGGGGCACGATAGTAATGAGGTTACTGATCCGTGAATGATAATGTTGACAGACCAAGATAGATGTTGTAAGATGCAAGATCATTTTGGAGATGTTGATGAAAATTATTGTTGGAATTGTAATTGCACTCAGTTCGTTATGTTATGCAGCAGAAAGACCTAGTGTCTTATTGTATAATGTAACAGATGATAAGCACGTGTACAATGATAACATTAATGTGACAAGACCAATTGCAAGTATTACCAAGTTAATGACAGCAATGGTCACTTTGGATTATGATAAGAATTTGAGTAGACAATTGACGCTATCGACAAAGGTCGGTGGTAGTTTACCAATACAAAAGTATTCAAGGTTGGATCTTTTGCATGCAATGTTAGTAAGAAGTGACAATGCAGCAGCAGAAACTCTTGCTGAGGATTATCCTGGTGGTAGAAAAGCGTTCATTAAGGCAATGAATGACCATGCAAGAGAGTATCAATTAAGTGCAAAGTTTTCTGATCCTACTGGATTGAGTAGCAATAATACTGCAACTGCTAATGATGTTGCATCGATGTTCAATATTGCTTCTGGGTATTGGGTAATAAGAGATACAAGTATTCTTAAACAAGTAGCAATTGATGCTAAGTTTAAGAAGAAAGTAAGAAAGATTGTTCTTAATAATACAAATAGACCAGTTCTGTTTGAATTTGATAACGTAATAGTTAGCAAGACAGGATTTACTAATCCAGCCGGATGGTGTGTTGGTTTAGTAGTAATGAAAGAAGATAAGAAGTATGTTGTTGTCATACTGGGAGCAAAGAGTAAGAAACAACGACTAGACATTGTTGATGAAGTGTTATACAATTATGTTGTTGACACAGAAGTAATAAAGTAGGAAGACGGGCAGGACGGTAATGCAGCGGATTGCTAATCCGTAGATTCATGAAAGTGGGTCATAGGGTTCGACTCCCTAGTCTTCCACCAAGATTGTGTAGGTGTGACCCGAACGGCTAGGGAACGGATTGCAAACCCGTTATATGCAGGTTCAAATCCTGTCACCTACTCCAAATTGTCCCGGTGTAGTATAGTGGTAGTACGAGAGTCTCCAAAACTCTTTGTCGCGGTTCGATTCCGTGCACCGGGCCCAGATTGCGGGATTAGTTTATCGGTAAAACGAAACCTTGCCAAGGTTTAGTGACCAGTTCGATTCTGGTATCCCGCTCCAAATTAAGGGGGTATAACTTAGTGGTAAAGTAGCTGGCTTTTAACCAGCAAATCAGGGTTCGATTCCCTGTGCCCCTACCAATATGGTGATGTAGCTCAGTGGTAGAGTAGCTGCTTCATACGCAGTCGGTCGTAGGCTCGAATCCTACCATCACCACCAGGATACGAAAATTATAAATATTTCGTATCTAGGAGAATAATATGAAAATTTGTAGTAAATGTAATCAAGAATTGGATGAGTCTTTGTTTGCTTTCATAAACAAAGCAAGTGGATCGAAACACTATCAGTGTGATCCATGTAGAAGAGAGACAGCAAAAAAGTCTTATACTAAGCATCGTGATAAAGTTATTTCTAAATCAAGGGACCGAAATAATAAATCAAGAGAATGGTTTAGGGATTTAAAAAAAAGTTTAAGTTGTTGTGTGTGTGGTGAGTCTGATTCTGCATGTCTAGATTTTCACCATATAGACCCATCTCAAAAACTTTTTGAAGTTGGAATGTCTCCAGCTCGTACAAGCAAAAGAAGAATGGTAGAAGAGATAAACAAGTGTGCTTGTTTATGTGCAAATTGTCACAGAAAATATCATGCTGATAGATTAAATGCGCCTTTGGTGAAACTGGATATCACACAATCCTACGAAGTTTGAATTCTGAGTTCGAGTCTTAGAGGGCGTACCAAACATGGAGTCGTTAGTTTAGTGGTAAAACCGCGGGTTGTGATTCCGCTGTCAAGGGTTCGATTCCCTTACTTCTCCCCAACGCTACTTTAGCTGATGTGGTCATAGCGGCGGTCTGAAGAACCGTTGAAAGAGGTTCGATTCCTCTAGGTAGCACCAAAGTATTTCTGAGTGTATGATAGTGGTAGTCGCCGAGTTTTGGAAGCTCGTAGTGCAGGTTCGATTCCTGCCACTCAGACCAAGTTTTGTAAGTGTCAGCAAGAGAAAGTCACGCTAGTAATGGTAAGTTCGAACTACCTAACTAGTAAAAGGGGACGGGTTCAACTCCCGGGGAATCGGAAGATTCCTGCAGATTGGTTGCTAACTGGACTAGTATCCCAAGTGACGTACCGAGTCCCGCTCGAGCTTGTTACACGGGTGAATGGTTGCTATAATGATGGAGCAACTACTTACAAATTCAATATGCCCCCATGGACAAATTGGTAAAGTCATCTCTCTCAAAAGGAGAAGTTCTCTCTGTTCGAATCAGAGTGGGGGTACCAAATAGCTGATGTGGCACAGTGGTAGCGCACTTCCTTGGTAAGGAAGAGGTCGTGAGTTCGATACTCACCATCAGCACCAAATAGCCAGTTGACATTAGGTTGGTCTTCAGATATAATGGGGACAAGAAAGAAAAAGGATGATGCCCCGGTCGGCGGTCTGTAAAACCGTTACCTTAAGAGATCGGAAGTCAGGTTCGTGGAGCGTTACCATCATCATCCACCAAGATCCCGTTACTACTTTTCGTTAAAGTAGCGTTTGATTAGCGATAGAGATCCGGTGGCAGAAAACCGATAGCGGGGTGGGAATGAAGCACTCCCCAGACTCTGATAGGCAGAATCTCAACTGCACACAGACTTTGAATAAATGGAGATGGACAGAGTAACTGCTCAATCAAGGGCTGGTGTGGAAACCAGTAGCTTGTCCTAATTTGGTGCCAAAGTGTTCATGGACGCACGCGAGCTTGTCACGCTCGAAGAAGGAGATCGTTACTCCTTGGCACCGCCAGGTTTGGCCAATTAGCTCAGGGGTAGAGCGGCGTCTTGATAAGGCGTAGGTCGGTGGTTCGAAACCACCATTGGCTACCAAGTTTTGGGCTGTTAGTGATAATGGGAGCACGAGGCCTTTGCACGGCTTAGGTGGGAGTTCGATTCTCCCACGGTCCACCAAAAAGGGTATTATGGATTATGTTTTAACATTTACTGCTATGTTCTTTGTTGATATTGTTTTTGCCTACTACCTAAAAGCAGTGGGCGATGACAATCCAACCAGAGCTGGCTTTTGGGCAGCAGTGGTGACGTTACTTAATGTTTTTGCTGTTATCAGTTACACAGAGAATCATTTTATGATTATTCCTGCTGTACTTGGTGCATTTGCTGGAACATATGTTGGTGTACGACATAACAAAAGTTGACTCGCGTTGATTGGTCGCGTATAATAAGAAAAGTAACCAATCACTTGCTCCGGTCGTCTATCGGTTAGGACGCTGCCCTTTCAAGGCGGAAAGAGGGGTTCGACTCCCCTTCGGAGTACCATTTGTTTAGTGCTATCAAGGTATCGTCATAGGACGCTATGACTATGCGGGTCCAACCGGCCGGGAACGGATCCTGACATAACTGCATCGGCTTTGACTAGGAAGCACCTAACGTCTAAATTTGCACGATAGCACTAAACAAATAGTAAGGAGTAAAAAATGAAAGTAGCATTGGCCAGTGATATCCATTTGGAGTTTGGACCGATATCATTGGAGAATACAGAGGGTGCAGATGTCCTGATTCTTTCAGGTGACATTTGTGTTGCTAAAGATTTAATGAAATGGGATGACTATGGAATATTCGACAGGTTTGACCGCTCTAGTACAATCCATAGGTTCTTTCAAGAATGCTGTCTACGATTCCCTCATGTTATCTACATCATGGGAAACCATGAACATTATCACGGTGATTATGCTGACACTATTACAACTCTTCGTAATCGGCTTGGTTATCTATACAATCTTCACATTTTAGATAAAGAGATGGTTCAGTTAGGCGGTGTATCATTTATTGGTGGTACACTGTGGACTGATATGAACAAGGAAGATTCAATCACATTACTTCACATGAAAGGCATGATGAATGATTTTCGTTGTGTTGAGAATGGTAACAAGCCTACAAGACGTATGTCCCTCAAAGATGGTGAAGAGTATGAGTACAAAGCTCCGTTCACACCAGAAGACGCTGTTGTAGATCATAAGCAAATGATTGAGTACATTCGTTTGATGATTGAAGGTAAGTACGATCAGAAGTTTGTTGTTGTTGGCCATCACTCTCCGAGCAAGGCATCAACTCATCCACGTTATGCGGATGAAGTAATTATGAACGGTGGATATAGTTCAGATTTGTCTGAATTTATTCTTGACCATCCACAGATCAAATTGTGGACACATGGTCACACCCATCATAAGTTTGATTATATGATCGGTAGCACACGTATAGTGTGTAATCCGAGAGGATATATAAACTATGAGCCCGAAGCTGATAAATTCGAGTTACAGTTTATAGAAGTTTAAGTCCTTGTATAGCGCATTGCTCCGGTAGAGCAATCTAGGTGAAGGCGGCGGACTGTTAATCCGTGAAGCTTGGTTCGAATCCAAGTACCGGAGCAATGCGCTATACTACAAATTAGCCCTATTAGTATAATGGTATTACTCCGGTTTTGTAATCCGGCTACGGCAGTTCGATTCTGTCATGGGGCACCATTAATATCCGTGTGTAGCTCAGCCTGGTAGAGCTCCTGGTTTGGGACCAGGTGGTCGCATGTTCGAATCGTGTCACACGGACCACTTTATTATTGCCCCGGTGACGGAATTGGTATACGTGTTGGTCTTAGAAACCAAATTTTAGGAGTTCGAGTCTCCTCTGGGGCACCAATTAAATAAGCCTGGATAGCTCAGGGGTAGAGCGCCCTCCTTACAAGTGGGATGTCCGCGGTTCGAAACCGTGTCCAGGTACCAGTTGACTAGTGTGATTGTTCTCTATATAATCACGTTGTGGGTATGATGTAATTGGTAAACGTACGTGACTTAAAATCACGGTTCTGTGGGTTCGAGTCCCACTACCCACACCACAGAGGAGTAATAATGACTGATATGAAACTATCGCGTGAGCAGATTAAGAAGTTTGTTGAAATATATGAACACTTCCATGAGATCCAACACTTCACTGTACAGTGTCTTGATGATGGTAAGATATCTATTACATTCAATCTAGATGATGTCGAACTCGTCAAAGATCAAACAAACGAACAATATTCAAAAGAGTTTGTTCTAGACTCTAAACTAAATTAAAACCAGTAAATTAATTCCGGCTTTCGTATAATGGATAATACAAAAGGCTTCTACCCTTTGAATGTGGGTTCGATTCCTGCAGGCCGGACCAGTATTAGGAGCTCAGATGTCAGATGGTGGTAAAGGGTCTAAGCAAAGACCAACAGATAAAAAGAAGTACGACGAAAACTACGATAAGATTTTCGGTAAGAATAAACCAAAAGAGAAAAAAGAATAACTTTGACCAGAGTTGAAAATGATAGAACATAAAATAAACAAAAAGAATAACTTCATTGCAGGATTTTATTCTGATAAGTTAGATTTGTGTGATACTATTGTTGAAAAGTTTCATCAAAATGATAATATAATTAAAGGGCATATCATTCAAGACAATAATGTTGTAGTAGATAAGAGATACAAAGACTGCGATGAGGTGAGTTTCAATTCAATGGAACTTACAATTAATGATCAATATATTACTGAGATATTGTCGCCTTGTATGCAGCAATATAAATTAAAGTATCCTTACAGCTTTCATTATTTTAGTTCATACGGAATAAAAACAGCACCTAACATTCAACACTATTTGCCTGGTGGAGGATTCCATGCTTGGCATACAGAAAGAATGTCGAAGAATGTAATAACAAGACATCTGGTCTTTATGACATATCTGAATGATGTAACAGACAAGGGAGAGACGGAGTTCTTTCATCAAAAACTCAAAGTAAAACCTGAGAAAGGGCTTACTCTGATTTGGCCAGTAGACTGGACATTTACTCATAGAGGAATTGCATCACCATCACAAGACAAATATATCATCACTGGATGGTATGATTCAGTTGGTTAATTGACGCGGGGTTGGCATAGTGGTTGTGTTCTAGCCTTCCAAGCTAGCTAGAGGAGTTCGAATCTCCTACCCCGCTCCATTCTTTCCTATTACTAAGATAGAAACAATTAATCAAAATTATAACGCGATACAGTATACATATTAATGGTATACTAACAAGGAGATACAATGCCATTTGAAAAAGTTTCAATCACACTGAACAATCTTGCTAGCGCATTTGCTGGTGAGAGTCAGGCTCATGTAAAGTATCGCTACTTTGCAAAGATTGCAAGAGAAGAAGGGTTTGAAGAAGTTGCAAAACACTTTGAACACACAGCAGACCAAGAGTTGCTCCATGCGTGGGGTCACTTGGAATTGCTTGCCGGTAAACTGACTACAAAGGAATGTTTGCAAAAAGCAATTGACGGAGAGACAGAAGAATACACCTATATGTACCCCAAGATGGTTGAAGAAGCAAACAAAGAAGGCAACCAAATTGCTCTCAATGAATTCAGAAACCAAATTATCGAGAGTGCAGAGCATGCTGAACAGTTTAAGCAAGTACTTGCAAAGGCAGAAAAGAGATTTGCTGCACTAGCCAAGATTGAAAAACGTCATGCAGCTGCATATGAACAAGTACTGGAAACACTATAATGGAAACTCATAAAAGAACGATTGCAAGAGCAATCAGCTGGAGAATCGTGGCCACATTGGTTACAGCAATCTGGACAGGTCTTAGCGGTGCAATTGTAATCAACATCTTTATGACGCTTGCACACTATATTCACGAAAGACTTTGGTTGAAAATAGATTGGGAGAAAGAATAATGGATCACGTTTGTATTGTATGTGGCCATGTCCACGATGAAGAATTAGAAGGCAAATGGGAAGAACTTCCCGAAGAGTTCCTCTGTCCAGAATGCGGATGCGGTAAAGAGGACTACCAGGAAATGTAACACTAACTATAAATACGATTATGAGAAACTTAATCCTTACACTTGATAGCACCGGTTACCCTAACAATTGGATGAGCTGGCAAGATGCAGTTCTACTGAAATGCAAAGGATTGATTGCGTGGGAATTTGGCGACGAAGAATACACTTTTAGAGGTGGCATCTCTCGTATGACCGGTGAGCAATCCCACGTTGAAGTTTCTTCAATCATTGCTCTGAAATCAAAATTCAAATACGAAAAAAGAACACCAGTCTTTTCTAACAGAAACTTGTTCAGAAGAGACTTGCATACTTGTGCTTATTGTATCAAGACTTTTGGTGATGCAGAGTTGACAAAAGACCACATCCACCCAGAATCAAGAGGCGGTGCAACCTCTTGGATGAACTGTGTGACTGCGTGTAAGAAGTGTAACGGTAAAAAGGACAACAGAACACCAGAGGAAGCTAATATGCTTCTTGCTTATGTTCCTTATGTCCCAGATAGAGCCGAAGCACTTGTTTTGCAGAATAGAAATATTTTAGCAGACCAGATGAAGTTTCTGTTGAACTTTATCCCTAAACATAGTAGAGTGTGGGCATCGGTTTAATTTAAAGAAGGATTGTAATGAGTAAATATTTGTCTGATGTGATTCGAGATAAAATGAAGAAGGACAATCATAGGTTCTTTGCCTGTGATAACATTTCAAAGTATGTCCCTGAGGATGCTAAGCCAGAACTTATTAATGAGCTGACAGAGAAGTTTCAGGGTGTCCTTAGCTCTCTTTTGATCGATACAGACAACGATCCTAACTCTAAAGATACTGCCAAGCGTCTTGCTAAGATGTATGTCTACGAGCTGATGGCTGGTCGTTTTGAGCCTGCACCTGATACAACATCATTCCCTAACGAAGGTGAGAACCGGTTCGAGGGAATGCTTGTTGCACGTGCTGAGCTTCGCTCAATGTGTTCACATCACCATCAGCCTGTCAAGGGTGTTTGCTATATCGGTATCATTCCTACTGGCCGTGTGATTGGACTCTCCAAGTATGTCCGTATTGCTCAGTGGTGCAGTCGTCGTGGCCAGTTGCAAGAAGAACTCGTTAACCAGATTGCACGTGAGATTATGAAAGCAACTGATACAGAAAACGTTGCAGTCTACATTGAAGCGACACACGGATGTATGGATAATAGAGGTGTGATGGCTCACTCTTCAATGACTCAGACATCGGTTGTTCATGGACTATTCCATAACGATAGCGTCAAGCAAGAGTTCTTTGCAAACATTAAGATGCAAGCAATGAAGTGTTGACTTAACATTAAAGTTCTAGTATAGTAGTGGAATGAGAGATTTATCAACATTTGCTAAAGAAGTATGGGCTGCAAAAAGTCTTGAAGCTAAGAAGAGTGCAATGCTCGTCTTATTGGATCAGTTTCAACACAAGGATAAGATCCAGCAGTTCATTGATGAGGTTAACACAACTACCTCGTCTACTCGTCTCGACTTCCTAGCATCTAATCTCTACTTACGAGACGGCGATCCGGTGATTTGATTTTTAACTTTAAAGGAAAGTGTATTATGACACAGCATGAAAAATTGATTGGCTTCTTCAACTCTGGTAAAGAGATCACTCACCGTCAAGCCGCTGGCTTGTTTGGTGTCACCAACTTGTCAGCACGCGTTGCTGAGTTGCGTGAGCGTGGTTACTCTATCTACACCAACAAAACCAAAAATGGTAAGACAGCTTACCGTCTTGGTACTCCTTCTAAGCGTATGGTTGCAATGGCCTACGCAGTTGGCGGTACTCAAGTATTTGCCTAATTTGGTAAACTGAACTCGCCAGCCCACTAATCACTGGGCTGGCTTTTTTTTATTATGGAGAAATGATATGCAACGATTGACAAAGAAATGGACACCTACTCTCGTTGAGGCGTACGGTGATGGAGTACAAAAAGCACGCCAAGCTGAATTGTTGGTGATGGAAGCTTTTGCTGGATGGGGATATGAAGTTATTGATCGCGAATCAGACTTCCAAAGCCAACGACACGGTATTGATCTAGAGATCAAGAAACCAGGCTGGAAGAAATTCTATTCCATAGACGTTAAGTCAAACATGAACAAGTACGGAACATTCTTTGTAGAAACCAAACCAGATGGCTGGTTGCGTGCTACTAATAAAACTAGCGATCGCATTTGCCACGTTTGTGTTGAAACAGGATGGATTGCGTGGTATGCTCGTGAAGATATGATTAAGTGGTTGCGTGATAACGGACACCTGCGTGAAGGTTTGTTTGAAGTAACAACTCGTCATAAGTTGAACTTTATAAACAAAAGAAAGGTTGGATAAATGAATAAATCATTTATTTGGGTGACATTTCAAAAGGAGGGTATTCACAAGTACCCTGCTGCTGCAACTGATCCTAAGTTAGCAGAAGTATCTTTCTTGGGAAACGAGCACCGTCATATCTTCCACTTTAGAGTGGAATTGGAAGTGTTCCATGACGATAGGGATGTTGAATTTATTTTGCTGAAACGCGAGCTTGAAAGCCTATATAATAATGGCACCCTTCAACTGAACCATATGTCTTGTGAGATGCTAGCAAGCGAGCTGGCAATCTATATCAAAGAGAACTATCCAAGACGTGATATTCGAATTGAGGTAAGTGAGGATGGTGAGAACGGTTGCCGAATCTATTTTGATAATGTTTATGATGATTGGAAATAATTATGGCTAAGTTTTGTCACATCGCTCCTATCCCCCATCTCGATATTGTATCTGGTGCATCAGCACACTTGGCGCTTGCTCATTTGGTTGAGACAAGTGACAAGTATACCGACTTCTATAAGAATGAGAAGAAGGAATTCGGATCAACTATCATCCTAGACAACTCTGCATTTGAGATGTACAAGCAAGGTCGTCCTATGTACGACTCTGTGCAGCTTATTGCTATGGCTCAACGAATCCAGGCTGACTATGTTGTGATGTCTGACTACCCTAATGAGAAGAGTAGAAAGACAATCAATGCAGCAGAGGTAATGGGTCCTACATTGAAGGATAAAGGATTCGGTACATTCTTCTGTCCTCAATCAAAGATTGCTGATACTGAAGACTTGTTTGCATGTTTCAATTGGGCAGCACAGTCTGAGTTGGTTGACTATATTGGTGTTTCTATTCTTGCAATCCCTAACGCATACGGAGTAGAAAAAGGAAACAAACTGCAACGGTTTGTTAGTCGGTTCATGTTCATGCAAGACTTGCATGACTCAGGTATCCTCGATACTGCAAAAGCAAACGGTAAGAAGATTCATCTATTGGGTATGCTTGATGGACCTAATGAGATTCGTTTGATGTCTCAGTTCTCCGAATACATTGATACCTGGGATAGCAGTGCAGCTATTTGGTATGGTCTTCACGCTGGCCGAATGTTCGATGCATCTCCGACTGGAATCCTTGAAGGGAAGTACGAGGAAGAGGTTGATTTTAATTATACTGCTACACCTCAAAACGTGTTGACTGCAAAGACAAATAAAGAGACAATAGACGAACTAATGCTGATTTATTTGCCAGGCTACATTACGGATGAGGAATGGTTTGTTACAGATTCAGAGTTATAATATGACATACAAATACAATGAGGAAAAGTATTTAAGAGAGCTTACTGACTATGTTGATGGGACTTACGGTGAGCATTATGTTGCTAAAGATATTCAAGTAATTGATATCTGGGATTCGCTGGACTCGCTAGACACTACTGCTAGAGACACAGCAATAAAGTATCTTTGTCGGTACGGTAAGAAAGCTGGTAAGAATAGAAAAGATCTATTGAAGGCCATGCATTATATTATTCTAATGATGTATGCAGAAGATAAACTGCAGGAAGGTAAGACATGATCCATATATTGGGTGTGAGATCAAACTCCAAGTTAACAGGCGTACAGGATGGTGATAGCCAGCCCAATGCTATTGACTTGAGACTTGGTAAGGTATTCGCAATGAATATTGAAAGGTTTGAGTTGAGCGAAGGCTTTAAGAAGCACAGAGGAACAACAGAGATTCAGCCTGATGCTGATGGTTGGTACCATCTGGCAGAGGGAACATATGAAGTCGTAATGGAGAATCTTGTAACGGTTGGTGCAGACGAAGCTGGATGGGTAATCACTAGATCGACTCTGAACCGTAACGGTGTATTCATTACATCAGGACTCTATGACTCTGGTTACAACGGTGTGATGGCTGGTGCAATGCATGTTCGCGGTGGTCCAGTTAAGATTCAAAAAGGGACTCGTGTTGCTCAGTTCCTATTGTTTAAAGCAGAAGCATTGACTCTATACAACGGGTCATATGGTTTGAATAGTGAGCATGATAAAAAATATACTAAGGAGTAAAGATGTCACAGATGACTGAGGGTTTTAAATTACAAGTGAATATTGAGGAACTACAGAAACGTAAGTTGTTTCTTGCTGTCCCGATGTATGGTGGCCAGTGTGCTGGTATGTTTACTCGTTCGGTTGCAGACTTGTCTGCTATCTGTACCAAGCACGGGATCCAGTTGCAGTTGTTCTTCTTGTTTAACGAATCATTGATTACTCGAGCTCGTAACTATTGCGTTGATGAGTTTATGCGCTCTAGTGCTACTCACTTGATGTTTATTGATAGTGACATCGGGTTCAATCCTCAAGACGTTATTGCTTTACTAGCAATGCAGTCTGATGAGAGCGACTATGATGTGATTGGTGGTCCATATCCCAAGAAGTGTATTTCATGGGAAAAGATCAAGCAAGCAGTTGACAAAGGTATGGCTGATGAGGATCCAAACAAGCTAGAGCGCTATGTTGGTGACTATGTGTTTAATCCAAAGACAACACAGCGTGAGATTCCTCTTAACCAACCCATTGAAGTGTTGGAGATTGGTACTGGCTTTATGATGATTCGTCGTAAGACAATCGAAGAATACCACAAAGCATTCCCGCACCAGTGGTATAAGCCTGATCATGTTCGCACAGAGCACTTTGATGGTACTCGTGAGATCATGGCAGTCTTTGATTGTATCATCGATCCAGAGTCTAAGCGTTACTTGTCTGAAGACTATATGTTCTGTTATAATGTGCAGAAGATGGGTATGAAGGTTTGGTTCTGTCCATGGATGCAATTGCAGCACGTTGGTAGTTATATCTTTGGTGGTTCGCTTGCAGACTTGGCATCGATTGGTGCCTCTGCAACTGCTGATCAGTCAAAGCTGAAGCACAAGAAATCGAAGTAAGTAAAAAAGGTATATTATGAAACTAAGTGCAAGAACGATTCAGATTCTGAAGAACTTTTCTCAGATTAATCAATCGTTGATCTTTGCTCCTGGTAATGAATTGAAAACGATTTCACCCCTGAAAACTATGGTAGCGAAAGCAACTATTGCGGAGACTATTCCGCAGCAGTTTGCCATTTGGGATTTGCCAAGGTTTTTAGGGGTACTTTCTCTATTTGATGATCCCGATCTGGAGATCAATGAGAAGTACATTACAATCAAGAGTGGAAAGACGAAGCTAGACTATGTCTACTGTTCACCGGATATGATTACTCAGCCACCAAAGAAAATGGTTGATATTCCTGCCGATGCAGTAGAGAAGGTACTTCCAACAGCAACATTGCAATCAGTGATGAAAGCTGTAGGTGTACTGCAATTACCAGAGATTGCTTTTGTTGGTAAGGACGGTAACTTCTCAATTGAAGCACTCGATACAAAGCCAAAGAATCCGAATGATGCAACACTAAGCAATAGCTACTCTATTGTGATTGGTGAGACGATCAAGACATTCAAGATGATTTTGAAAGCAGAGAACATTAAGATCATGAACGAGGAGTATGTCCTAAAGATATCTCCACAAGGTCTTTGCCATTTTAGAGGGTCTGATGTAGAATACTGGATAGTATGTGAATCAACGTCAACGTACGTTGGATAATTGAGGTTATTATGATTCGTGATGATTTTCTCTGGGTCGAGAAGTATAGACCCAGATCTATTGATAGTGCTATTCTTCCCTCTACTCTAAAGACTACATTCCAACAGTTCGTAGATCAGAAGAATGTTCCCAACCTACTTCTAACAGGCCGTGCAGGGATTGGTAAGACAACCGTTGCTCGTGCTATGTTGGAAGAGTTGCAATGCGATTACATTATTATTAATGGATCGATGAATGGTAATATTGACACACTAAGGAATGAGATCAAGGACTTTGCATCCTCAATCTCTTTCTCTGGTGGCCGTAAATATGTTATTCTTGATGAGGCTGATTACCTCAATCCCAATTCTACCCAACCAGCTCTTCGTAATTTCATGGAAGAGTATTCAAAGAACTGCGGGTTCATTATGACCTGCAACTTTAAAAATAAAATCATTGAACCTCTTCATTCTAGGTGTTCTGTTGTTGAATTCAAGATAGATAAAGAAGACAAGCCAAAGATGGCTTCTCAGTTCTTTAAAAGGGTTTGCAATATCTTGAATGTTGAGGGTGTTGCATATGATCAGAAAGCTGTTATTGAAGTGATCACTAAGTTCTTCCCTGACTGGAGAAGAGTACTTAACGAATTGCAAAGATATTCAGCCACTGGTAAGATTGATTCTGGTATCCTGGTAAACTTCTCAGAAGAGAACTTAAAAGGATTAGTGGAGCTGTTGAAGGCAAAGAACTTTAGTGAAGTTCGTAAATGGGTTGCAGAGAACAATGATCTTGATCAAGCAGTGTTCTTTCGTAAGTTGTATGATACTGCATCACAGTATCTGAAACCAAACTCAATTCCTCAGCTTGTTATTACACTAGCAGACTATCAGTACAAGGCTGCTTTTGTTGCTGATCACGAGATTAATATACTTGCCTGCCTGACAGAAATAATGGCAGAAGGAGAGTTTAAATGATTTTATTAAAACAATTGAGTAACCCTCAAACAGAAGTAAAAATATTCATTCAAGAGAATGGAAAGTACAGAGTTGTAATTCAAAAAGAACTTGCATATGCGACAGGTGGCCAACCTGACTGTGAAGTATTTGACACATATGCGAGAGCCGAGACCTACGCCAAGGACTGTTTGATCTGGGAATGAAAACAATCATCCACGTCAATCAGCAACACATCCGCAAGAACATCAGAGCTGCAGATGAGGACAAGCTGCCTGTTCTGACTGTTAAAACATACAAGAGTAATGTGTATGCTAACAGTGTGACGATTCACGGACCAAGTAAGGTTGTATACTCACCCGATAAACCACTTAGCTGTGGCGCTCGTGTTTGGGTTGAAACAGAAAGCAAAGTAGATACAGAATGAAGAATAAAATTGTAGTTCAAAAAGATGAATGGGTTGATGATATTCGTGAATACATGAAGAAGTTTCGTCATGAGAACCCGTACTATCCTATCGACCCCTTTCAACGGATATGTGAGAAGAGGCTAGAGTTTATTACTGATGACAACAAACGCCATCAACGGATATTGAGCAAGCAAGCGATCGACGAATTTGACGAGGCTCCGTTTTGATTGATTTGTTTAGACCTACCTTTGAATGGATTCGTAATGACTGGTATAGCAATCGTTTTCGCTTTTCTGTTGAGCTGCTTGCTTGGGCTATATCTATCGGGTGTGCTATTACGATGGCATCCACGGTTCCTAATCCACCCTTACTTATTCTCTATCCTATATGGATTATGGGTTGTGTTATGTACGCTTGGGCTGCTTGGACTCGGAAAAGCTTTGGTATGCTTGCTAACTACATGCTCTTAGTAACTATCGATTCTATTGGACTTACTAGGATGATCTGGTAATGTCTCCGTTCGACTTTGTTAATGCAATATCACAAAGTAAAAAAGATTTGATGGAGGATCCGGCTATAGAAAGACTCTACCAGCCGTTTCTTGTTAACAAAGCACTTTCATACTTTCCTGATACAGCAATGTATGCTAATGAGATGAATAGACGCCATCTCACTGACTCTAAGCTCCAATTCCAGTTTTTCCTAAATACAGTAAGACCTGCAAGGCGATTTGCAAAGTGGGTGAAGAAGCAAGAAGATGATGATCTTGCAGCTGTAATGGAATATTATGGATACGGTCCAGAAAAAGCTAAAAGCGCATTGTCAATCCTTTCTTCTGATCAGTTGATCACTATAAAACAAAAATTAGAAAAAGGTGGACAATCATGAACAGTATTGACAGTCTAATAGAAGTTACTTTGACTTCTGAAGAGGACTTTCTTAAAATCAAAGAAACATTGACACGGATCGGTGTCGCCTCTCGTAAAGACAAAAAGCTATTCCAGTCTTGCCACATCCTTCACAAGCAAGGTAAGTATTACATTGTCCATTTCAAAGAACTTTTTGCACTGGACGGTAAACCATCCAACTTCTCTGATGATGATGTTGCAAGAAGAAACACAATAGTTAATTTGTTGGCAGAGTGGGGACTAATTAGATTAGTCAATCCTCAAAAATCTAGCACACCAGTTGCTCCGTTCTCTCAAGTGAAAGTAATCACACACAAAGAGAAGGATGAGTGGGAGCTTGTAGCAAAATACAACATTGGAAAAAAGAGATAATGAATTATGTGGGATATGCGGTTTCTTCAACTATGTGAGACAGTAGCATCGTGGTCTAAGGATCCTTCACGCCAGATTGGTAGCTGTATAGTAGATTCTCGTAAAAGAGTGGTTAGCATCGGATACAACGGGTTTCCAACCGGTGTTCATGACCATGAGCATCGATATCAAGATAGAAATACTAAACTACTGTTTGTTTGCCATGCAGAACGGAATGCATTGGATAATAGTCCAGGTTCTGTTGATGGTGCCACTTTATACTCAACTTTGTTTCCATGCAACGAGTGTGTGAAGTCCATAATCCAACGTGGTATCAGAAAAGTAGTTTCATTCCACCCAAAAAATTCAAGAGACGTGTTGTTTAATTTTGAGGTCTCTCGTATAATGCTATCAGAGGCCGGTGTTGAGGTCTCTGAATACTTTTACAATGATTATGAAAGATGGAAAAATGGAACACACCAAGGAATCTATCCGCTCGCTGCTTCAACAGAACGTAATGAAGGTTGCATTCACAAAGACTGATGGAACTATTCGTGAAATGATTTGCACACTGCAAGAAAGCTTCACTATTCCTTACGAGAAGAAGACTGAGAAACAAAAGCCAGAGAACAACGATGTTCTCGCTGTATGGGATGTAGAGAAGCATGCATGGCGATCTTTCCGTGTAGATAGTGTCATTAGCGCTTTAGTAGTGGAGGCTCAAGATGTTTAAACCACATCGCGGTTCTCAGAAACCATTCCTCAATGAAACTAATCACGGTGGTATTAATCACTTCAAGTTGATTAAGTTCTTGCAAGACGCTCAGCGCAAATGCGAGGAAGCTGGAGAAGAGGATTCAGCATTCCGTTTAGAGATGCTTGTTGATTATTTCACAAAAGATTACGAACCAGGTAAGCCATTGAAGTTTACTCCCACTGTTCTAGGATTCTAAAAACATAAATAATTTCAAATGGATTATAAAGGAATTTGATGGCTAAAGTAAAAAAGTAGTCAAATAGGTAAAGGCACACTGTCGAGAGACTTGTGCCTTTTTTTGTTTCTAACTATAACAAAAAGGGTAGTCCATGAGAAAACAGGCTAGAGTGTCTCAAGCATCCGTACATCCGTTCCCAGATCAACAAAACAAAAGAAAGCTGAAATTAAAATACGAAGACTTGCAATTATTCGACCCTCTAACAAGAAACCAAAGAAAGTTTTACGAATTATACGAAGAAGGACATCAAGCTCTGATGTTACACGGAGCAGCTGGTACAGGAAAGACATTCATTGCTGTATACAAAGCACTTGAAGAGATGATGAACAACCGTGGTAGCTATGATAAGGTTGTTATTGTTCGCTCTGTTGTACCGTCTCGAGAAATTGGACACCTGCCTGGAGATGAAAAAGAAAAGACGGATGTATACCTAGCCCCTTACAAAGCAATATGCAAAGACCTATTCAATACTGATCAAGCATATGAAAGATTGGTTGAGCAAAAGAATATTGAGTTTCTAATCACATCTTTTGTTCGTGGCATCACAATCGACAAGGCAATTATTATCGTGGATGAATGCCAGAACATGAACTTCCAAGAGCTGAGCTCAATCATGACAAGGGTTGGTGAAGGATCAAGAATTCTATTCTGTGGAGACTTCAAACAAACAGACCTCAACAAAAAGCATGATCAATCCGGTCTTAAAGACTTTGTACAGATCATTAATAGAATGCCATCATTCAGAAACATTGAATTTGATGTTGAAGATATTGTTAGAAGTAATTTGGTCAAGGAATTTATTGTTGCTAATTTGCATTTCCAAACAATAAAAAGTTGACTATTGTTTGTGGATCAGGTATAAATAGAAGTGCGCCGCCGTCAGGGGCGCATTTTCTTAACCTTGCTTAATAGGAGGTCTTAAATGACTACTGATACACTTAATGCGTTGGCAAACACATTTGCCTTTGGCCCTGGTTTCAAATTTGGAACTAAGGATCTTGATAAATTCTTTGTTGGGTTTGATGACTCGTTCAACAAGCTCGCAAAACTTCACGACGAAGTAGCAAAGAATATCCCCAACTATCCCCCTTACAATATCAAAAAAGTAGAAGACAACAAGTACGTTGTTGAGCTGGCTGTTGCTGGTTTTGCAAAGTCTGATGTTGAAATTACTTTTGAAGATGGTAAGTTGATCGTTGCTGGTAAGGCTGCCGATGATAATGAAAATGAAAACTTCATCTACAAAGGAATTGCAAACCGTGCATTCAATCGCACATTTGTTCTCAACGACCAAGTTGAGATTCAAAATGCTGAAATGTTGAACGGAATGCTGAAGATCTTTTTGGAGAGAATCATTCCAGAGCACAAAAAACCAAAGAAAATTGAGATCAATGAGAAGCCTGCAAAAGGCAAATCAAAAGATACCAAGCCTACGGGTGAGTTGCTGATGGAAGAAGCTCACGAACGAGGTCTATAACAAGAACGGCCGGCCGCAATGGCCGGCTTTTAATTTAAGGATTATTATGAGTCTCTATATCGTTAGACTAATTACTGGTGAAGATTTGATTGGCGAGCTTGAAGTTACAAAAACCAAAGACCACTCTCATACATACAAAATGACTAATGTTGGTATCGTTCAGCTTGTACCAACTAAGGATGGTGTTGGTATCTCTTTGTATCCATATGCACCCTATGCTGAAGAAAGTGAATTCACATTCAAAGAAGAGCATGTGATGACAACATACAAACCATCACTAGATCTTCAAAACAACTACAGCCGAATGTTTGGATCTGGTATCCAAATCGCACAATCAATCAGATAACAGTTGAATCTTTAACAGCTTTGCTGTATAATCATTCTCTTTACTGAGAAGGAAGTATGAAGTTTTACACAAACGTATTTGTTTACGGTGATAGTGTTTATGTGAGGGGATATGAGAACGGTAAGCGCTTCGAGTATCGTGACACATATCGCCCCTATCTCTTTGTAAACTCCAAAAACAAATCAGGATATTTCACTCTTTCTGGTCGCAACGTTGACAAGCTTGATTTCGATAGTGTGAAGAGTGCAAGAGAGTTTATGAGTAGCTACGAGGATGTTACTGGGTTTAACATCTACGGTTCTACTCTTTACACTTACCAGGCAATATATGGACTATTCAAGGGTGAAGTAAACTACGATGTCGATTCAATCAATGTTGTATCACTTGACATTGAAACATCTACCCTCAATGGCTTTCCTAATATGGAATATGCTGATAAGGAAGTAATCACTCTTTCAATTCGTAAGAAAGGTAAGGTTGCTGTATTTGGTACACGTCCCTACAAAGCAAAGAGCGAAGATGTCACATACATCCAATGTAGAAACGAAGTCGATCTTCTTGAGAAGTTCTTAGAGGTATGGAATTCCAATAAATGGAAACCGGATGTTGTTACAGGCTGGAACGTGGAGTACTTTGATATTCCGTATCTGTATAGACGGATCTCAAACGTACTTGGTGTCAAGCAAGCTAATAAACTCTCACCGTGGAACATCGTCAAAGAGCGTCAGATTGGTAAGGATCCAACAACACCTAAGGTATATGATCTGTACGGTATCTCTGTTCTTGACTACATGGCTCTTTATAAGAAGTTCTCCTATACACCGCAAGAGTCATACAAGCTAGATCACATTGCAGAATATGAGCTTGGTGAGAAGAAACTAGATTATTCTGAATATGAGTCGATGCATGAATTCTACATGCAAAACTTTGAGAAGTTTGTTGACTATAACATCCATGACGTTGTCTTAGTTGATAGATTAGAAGAGAAGTTAAAGTTCATTGAGCAAGTATTTGCGATTGCATATGATGCAAAGGTTAACTATGTCGATACATTCACTACTGTTCGTATTTGGGATATCATTATCACCAACTATCTAATGGATCGTGGCATTGTTGTCGACCATGTTGAGCGTGGTGAGTTGGATGACAGACAAGAGGTTGATAGGGAGATGGGTCCGATTGTTGGTGCCTATGTGAAAGATCCTCAAGTTGGTTTGCATAACTGGGTTTGTTCGTTTGACTTGAACAGTCTCTATCCTCATCTGATTATGCAATACAACATCAGCCCTGATACATTTGCTGGTATGAAGGATGACATTACAATCGAGAGATGTCTCAATAGGCAACTTGGTTCGGATCTTGAAGAAGAGATGAAGAATACTCAACTAACGCTATGTCCTAACGGCTCGATGTTCAGCAAGAAGGAAGTTGGTTTCCTTCCTACTTTGATGGAGAATATGTACAACGACCGTACGG